CATTTGTTCTGCTTGAGCCTGTTGCATGGCCTGTACAGCGGCTGTGTTCTGCGCTTCCTCCTGAGCCTTAGCCAACGCTAGTTGCTCTGGAGTACCGCCAAACTGTGCTGTTTGTACACCCAAGCGTCCCTGAGACGCCAAACGCTCTTCTAAAGCTAAACGCTGTCGTTGCTCCTCAGGAGTCTGCACAGCCCTTAGACGTTCAAAGATCTCTTGTTCACGTCCTGTAGTCGGCTGTTGTGCCTGTCCAAAGAACTGTTCAGCACCACCAAACAACTGTTGCTGCATGGCTTGCTCTTGAGGAGACAAACCCAAAGTTGTCCTAAACTGACCAGTAGTAGGATCAATTTGTGTACCAAACTGTCCTCCAGTAGCAGTAGTGACTGTAAACGGTCTAAACTGAGTTTGATCTAGACCCATCTGAGCGATGTCTAAGGCTCCCGGTACTTCACGTCCACGGACAGTAGTGCCAACTAGAGCTTCTTCGCCAATGTCCGATAGTCTATTATATTCTTCAGCGGTCAGTAAACCACCAACAACACCCGGAAGAAAAACGTCAGGTTGCATTAGATACGAACCAAGACCTCCTAGGAAATCAAAGAAGCCTCCGCTTCCTCCGGTTGGTGCTGGTGTACTAGCTCCCGCCCCAAGGACATCAGATGGTGTGCCAATGTTGTATTCGTCGTCCATTGTTAACTCCCGTTAAAGTAGCTTTCCTATCAAAGCCATTACGTTAATCTCCTGTAGTGATAGTTGAGACCCGTCAATGTCAGCCTCTAGTCCAACTACTATACTTGTGCCATATCCTGTGGCGTTTAAACTTTTTTGGTTTGTCAAAGCACCACCAGTAAACTCTACGGCAGTATACTCACTTACACCAAAGAAACCAGTAATCTGGTCACCTACTGTAAATTCTGCTGTTGCGTACGAACTCTTGAAGTCATAAGCCCACTTAAGGAATACTGTTGCGTTGTTTGCACCAACCAGTGTTGGCTTCAACTTCTTCAATATCTTGATTCTAGAGCTATCACCAAAAGTTAGGCTTGGGCTGTAGTACTTAAAGCGGTAAGGGCTTCCGTCGTCTTGGTATCCTTCGTACTCGCTGATTCCCTTAGACGTGCCTATAAGCAACGTACCGTCTTCTTTTCTAGTGTACGAAGTAAACCCTGTAGACACCCAACGTGTCACACGGTACGACCCGTTTTCTGTTGTTCCTCGAACGTCGAAGCAGTAGGTAGTATCCTGACCTACAAAAGTCAACAAGTAAAAACCTTCTTCTGGACTATAGACAGACCTAAAGAACTGGTTTTCTGTCTGTAGACCACCAATGATGTCCTTAGTGATGTTTCCTGACAAACTGCTGATAGGCAGGGACTTCTCTTGTATCGCACGTCCAAAGCTCTTAAGGCCAGTATGTGACAGGAATAGCACGTCTGTACCTGTGTACTGCACAGTATCTCTGTCTACGCAACCTACGCCAGCTACAGTGTCAGCCAGTGTCATGCTTGCTGGGGCCTCTGCGCCTTGGTACGCTACAATACTATGCTTACCGAAGATAATCAGGAGGCCGTTATGTGCGGCTAACGCAACAATCTCGTCGTAGCCATCAGGCCATACCTTGGAGATATCAATAGAGCCGCTAGTGCCTCCCGTCCAGTTTTGGCCGATCAATAGGTCAGACCAAAAAACAGTAGACTTGTTGTTGCTTACGTCAGCACACCAGAGGCGACCATAAGCAGACAACACTTCGTTGGCCTTTGGAATGTCCGCTGCTGCTGACGCACCTGTAACAGTACTTAGCTTGACAACAGAGCCACTTGTGTTATTGTACACCAACGGTTCGTATGCTTTCTGGAAGAAATAGGTGTTGTCGTTAAAGTTAACCATCTTCCAGTTATCAGCAGTAATTGTGTAACTGCCGGGAGTCTCGTCTACTAGTGTAGTTGTACCGCTAATAATCTTGTTGTTACCAACAGAAAAAACCTTAGTGTTTCCTGCGTTGTCCTTGAACTCTTTTATGGCCCGTATAGAGTCAGACCCAAGGACAGTCTTGTTAGTCGTAATTACGTCGTGGCCCTTACGTGCAGCAATACGACCACGCTTGTCAATCACAGCGTTGTCTGCGATCTCAGCAAAGGATGGGTCCTGTGCCAATGGCGAGTCTTCGGTGTTAACACCTTTGAACGCCGGGGCAACAAGGTTGATGCTACGTAATTCTTGTGCCATATTAAATAGTCCTAAATACCATTTCTTCAGGATGCTTTGCAGCGTCTATAGCAACAGCGTCAGACAAAAACTTATCAGCAATAGCAAAGTACTCAGCAGTAGAAGTACCGCCTGTTTCTCCACGCTCACGAGCCAACAAAGCTACCGCAAGGTGGACTACAGGCATTGCTGGTACAAGTAGTACGTCTGTGTCACTAGTCAAGTCAGCCTGACGCTTAATTACGTCAAACCGCAAGCTGTAGACACCGTCTGGTGTTGGGCTAACGAGTACTTGCGTGTCACCACTAGAGTCCAAACCGCTGTACGTGTAGTACCGTGGTGCGCCTTCTACTACTTCATTAATATACAACTGCTCGTTAAACCAGTCTTTAGTTTGGTAACCCATAAAGCAGTTTTGTGTGTCATTAATTACTGACATGACTTTTACATTGTCGTCAGCGCCTGTCAAAGAGTAACTGTTGTCGGAAGCAGTAGTAGATACAACAATAGTGTCACGTAAAGCTGACCAATCGTTAGACTCTTCTACTATTTTCTTAGCGTCGTTAATATAATCACTAACCATTTTGCTGTACGTGTTGGCAGTAACTGTAGTAACTTCGTCTTCCCGAAGTCTACGCAACACGTTGTTCATTAGGTTTAAATACGTCATGCTAACATTCCCGGTTTTCTAGGGGGTTTCTGTGGTGTAGTCGACTGCCTGTCTAAAAATTGATTAAGTTGTTGTAAGGCAGAAGGCTGTTGTTTTATAGGCGCCGTTTTTACTACCTGCTGTACCTGTCTTGGTGACGCTTTTTCTTCAAAAGGTTTAAACTCAAAAGGCTTTGCAGCAGCAATCTGTTGAGCCGTTGGTTGTTTAGCGCCTAAACCAAAGAGTCCTAATGTAGCCAACCCTAGCTGCTGCCCAAGCTGCCCAAAGCCAGACTCAAGTTGTCCACTAATCCCACCAAAGCCTGTCCCTAGTTGCTCTGTAAGTGTCTCAGAGAGTCCCTGAATGTTTTCACTAATGCCAGTACCAAGTCCACCAATTGAGTCTACTACAGTGCCTACGTCAGTGCCTAAGCTGTCTGCAAGGCTTGACAAACCACTGAGTACTGAGGTTTCTAACTCTGTAAGTTCTCCACCAAGGCCCGAACCTAAGGTAACAATGGCAGACGTAATGTCGTCTGTTTGTACGCCTAAAGCGTCTGCTAGGTCTTCTATTCCTTGGTTTACGGCTGTAGTAACACCTCCTACTGCTTCTTCAACACCAGTAAGTTGGTCGCTAAGTCCCGTAATGTTTTCTGTAAGCCCTGCTTCAAGATCAGTAACGGACGTGACTACATCGCCAATGTCTAGGCCTAATGTACTAGCCAAGTCGGTTAGCCCTGTTAGGACTGAGGTTTCAAACCCGGTTAGCTCTTCAGAAGTCAAAGTACCTAGGTTGCCAATAGCAGTTACGATGTCGTCAGAGGATACGCCTAGTTGTTCTGCTAGTGCGTCGATACCGCCTTGGACATCTGTGATACCTTCACCAAGGCCCGTTAGTTGCTCACCTAGACCTTCGATACCTTCAGCAACGCCTTCTCCTAGATCAGTAACAGAGGTGACTACGTCTCCAATGTCTACGCCCAAGTCTTGAGAAAGCAGGCCCAAGCCTTCAAGTATGTTTGTCTGCAGGTCAGTTAAGTCTTCTCCGGTTGCTTCACCAAGGCCCGTAATAGCAGCAATAAGGCCTTCCGTAGACAAACCTAGGTCTTCGGCTAGCTGGTCAATGCCACTTTGAACTCCTGCAATACCTGTAGTAAGTCCCTCAAACTGGCTGCTTAGTTGTGTAGCAACTTCTTCTGCTGTTAAACCTGCAGGAATGGCGTCAACAATGGCCTGCACTTCTGCAACAGTAGCAGACGCAGGTATTGTTATTGATCCTGCAATTTGCTCAAGCTGGGCAGCAGTAAAGCCATATTCAGACAGAATAGTTTTAATGTCTTCTGGGCTTGCAATGTCTAAGCCGCCAATGGCGTCCGTAATAGTCGTAACAGCAGCGTCTAAATCTTCTCCTACTACAACACCTTCTAAAGCTGTTCCTAAGTCTGCAACAGACAAGCCTTCAGGTAAAGCGTCGATTATCTGTGCAATCTGGGCTTCACTAAAGTTAAACTCTGCTAAAGCGTCTCTTACGTCCTGTGGACTTGCTATGTCTAAGTTAGCTAGTTCTGTGTTAAACAGAGTTTGCATTTCTTCTAAAGTAGGAGCAGCAGTAGGTATCTGTTCTGCCAAAGCGTCTAGAGCAGCCTGTATTTGCTCCATAGTGGCGCTTTCGGGTATTACAATGCTGTCCCTAAGTTGTTGTATTTGTTCGTCTGTAAACGTCTCAGGGAAAGCAAACTCAGCAAAGGCTGTGTCTAGTAGCGTACCCACGTCGCCTACAACGTCTTCTCTAAACTGCTCCATGTAAGTGTTGAAGTCTTCGTTGCTCATTAGGTCTGCATTGTTCAAAGCAGTTGCAACGTCTTCTGGTGTAGCGTAACCAGCATTACTAATAGCGTCTATAAAGTCTTGTGCGTCACCATAAGGCAAGTTAGCCAAAGCAGTAGCCAGTTGTTCTGGAGTTAGTACACCAGCCATGGCTTCAGTAAACTGCTCTGAAGTTAACAGACCTGCTTCAGACAACAAAGTAGAAACGGTGTCATTAATCTGCTCAAGAGACACGTCATTTAACTCAGGGAACGCCGCTTCTATCTGGGCTAAAGTAGGTAAGTCAGCAACACCAAGGGCATTGATAGCGTCAATAATCTCTTGCGTTTCAACTTGGTTATCTGCTCTGACTTGGTCCACAACGTCTTGGAACATTTCTTCTGTAATGCCCGGAGCGTTGTCCGCAGTTGTGTCCGCTAGTACTGAATCAGCGTCTTCTACTGTGTCGTCTTCGGTTACGTCTACTTCTTCTTCGTCTTCTTCATAACGACGTAGTTCTTCTTCTAAAGCTTGTCTAACTTCAGGGTCTTCTTCTCTTTCAATAGCTTCCCGTAGCTGGTCTAAAAATGTAACGTCAGAAGGCTGGAAGTTTAAATCTCCAGAGGCTGTAGCGCCAGCAGCAGAAGGACCGCCTTGTGTGCTTTGTAGTAAGTCAACGACACCCTGTGCAGTTCCTGAAGCAGCAAAAGCGTCAGCAATGTCCTCAATAAAATCAGGCAAACTTCTAGTAACTTCTGCAACTATGGGACTACCCATCAAACTTTCTGCAACTTGTGCAAAAGCTTCGTATCCTATTGTGTTTCCAGAAGGTAGGGTAACTTCGTAAACACCAGTGCTTACTTGGTTTAACGGAAGTTCAGTACCGTCAGCAAGTCTTACTGTGTCCTGCGTAAGGTCGTTTAAAGACTCTGTAAGAGCGTCTAAGGCACCAGACTCTTGTAAGTAGTTAATAGCAGAAGTAGATAAACCTGCGCTAAGTGCGGACTGAAGGGCCTGACCTAAATCTACTTCTCCAGTAGCCAAGAGTTGCATAGCTGAATTTGTAATGCCTGCAGAAGCCCCTGCTGCAAGAGCAGTGTTACCACCAAATACAGGGCCTAGTGCTTGCGTCAGTGGACCACCAGCGTAAAATGACATAGCAGCCAAAATGCCTGACTTTGCAAAATCAGTAACTCCGGGGTTGCTTACTTCTTCTACCTTAACGTATGCTGAACCGTTCCATTGGAATTTATCGCCAGACCCGCTGTACACTGTGGACTGTACGCCGTACTTTTGTAGTAACGCTTGGTTAGCTTCAGAGTTCAACCAGTTGTTGTAAGCACCTTGTTGTGTGCTGGTTTGTTGTCTGCGTAGGTTTTCTAGGTTTTGACCGGGATCGCTAGGGTCAATAGTAAGGTCAGCGTCACCCTCAAGAATCATCTCTTGATCTTCGGTAAAGCCAGCGTCAGCTTCTGACCAGTTGCCTGTATCGTAATCACCAGACTGAATTAACTGCTCACGTTCAGTCATGTAGGCAAGGTAGTTATCAAACGTGCCAAACATTTCACGTAGGCGGTTTACGTCGTCACTTTCAAAGTAGTCACGTAGTTCGTCTACGGTAACCTGTTGGACTTCTCCGGTTTGACCGTAGAGATAGTTTTGAAAGTCTCCATCGCCTTTTTCACGACCCTCAACAAACGTAAAGGTCTGAGGAGTTGTAGCAGTAGGAGGCTCGTCAGGAACAATGGGGGCTTGCTTTGTAGGCTCACCTTTTACTCCGCCAGTCAACATACCTTCGTTTTCGACAGGCTCAGACGTAATGCGTAAACCTTCTTCTGCTACGTCAGGATTCCTACGCATGAAGTCCGTGGCTTCACCAATGGTTGCAAACTCTTGTGTGCCTATATAATATGCCATTTACTTTTCCCTTGATACGCCCTTGGTTTTTTCATAAGAGCGCATAGCACCAAGACCAAGCATACCCATTAGTACAGGCATCATAGTCTCTAGGTCAATGAGTGGTATAGTAACTTCAATAGCCAATAGAGCTAAAACAAAGTTGGTAAACGGTATGACCATAAAGTTGCCCATCATACCCAGTACGCAACACCAGCCAACAGCAGGCCGCCAACCAGAAACAAACAAGGACTTGTGTGCTGCTTCTACCTTGTTAACCTCTAGTTGTGACTTAGCAAGCTCCTGAGCGTGTCTCTGAGCCATTGTAGCGACTTCATGAGCTAACCTAGCCTTCTGGTCCTTGTCCTGTACAAACTTGTCCAGAAGCCCTGTAACAGGCCCTATGAGCGACTCAATCATCTAGCAAACTCCAAGATAGCAATAGCCATAGTCACGATGATAGCAATAGAGGCAAAGCCGCCTGTCATCATCTTCTCTAGTTTGTCAAAGCGTTGATTGTGTGCATCCAGTTGCATCTGAATCATTTCATAGCGAATACTACACTCACGCTCATGAGCTTCTAACCGACTTAATGCCTGCTCTAGATCTGACATGACTATTCCTTACCGCCTTGGTGATCCACAGTCACCTGTGCATTTAATTTACCTATCTCTACTTCTACTTTA